TAGATTATATGACTCGATGTTTAGACATTTGTTGGGGCTGGCTGAGGGGGACAACTCTGAAGACCATGCGGGTGCTATACTGTGGAATGCTTCAGCTTGGATATGGACTGAAGAAAAGATTAAAGAGGGAAAGCTCCCATCGGAACTGGACGATATAACATATAGAGATGAGTGAACCACTTAAAGCGGATGGGTTTGATGATGCAGTTATCGGTACTTGTTATAACACAGGTCGTATAGTGTATTCAATCGAGCGTATGTTAGTTATACTTATGGAACAATCTGAGATGAGTATGGAAGATGCCATGGAGTATTTTAGTTTTAATATAGGTTGTGCTTATGTAGGAGAGATGACTCCGTTGTATGTATGGACTGAAGATAAAGTAGAGTTATGAACGAAGAAATAGTATTACCAGCGTTGAGTAAGTCTTTGATAGAAAAGCTTGACAAACTGTTCCCGGATAAATGTCCCCTCTTGACAGACTCTGATAGAGATGTATGGTTTAAGGTAGGACAAAGAAGTGTAATTAATTATTTACAACAGACTTACGACGAACAGTTACAAGACAACATCATCACCAAAGACTTAGAATAGCTATGTGTTTCGGATCATCACCATCGCCACCACCACCGCCTCCTCCACCGCCGCCGCCTCCTACAGCAACAGCTGAGAGAGTAGAGCCTACAAGAGCTAGAGCAGCTAGTACTACGATGGCTAAGAAAAGAGGAACTCGTCAGTTAACAGTGCGTCGTCCTACATTAGGTATGGGTGGTCAGACCGGAACAGGAGTACAGCTTTCACAGTAATATATTATGAGAAGTTTAGATAAGAAAACATTATTAGAAGATGCAACATCTAGTGGAGCAGGTACTGCTTTTCAAGTAGAGCGTGTAAAGAGTTGGACATTTATCGTAGCAACATCAGTAGCTGGTACTGCAACAGTAGATATTGAAGCTTGGATCGGCGGAGCTTGGCATGTCATTCACAGTCAGAGTGTTACAACAGATGGATCGTTTATGATTCGTGATGACCACGGACACTACGAGAAGATCAGAGCTAACATCAGTGCTTACACCAGCGGAACCCATAGCGTCTTTGCTACCGGAACCGTTGAGTCTCTGTAATGTCGATTACTTTCACATCAGGTATCTCTAAACCATCAGCTATCTTGGATAAGCCTGGTAATTTAGAACGACCTGAGTTTGGAACACTGTATGGATTTGATGCACCACAAGAGGAAGTCATAGACGGAGCGATCTTTACAGAAGCTAGTGAACCGTTGACAACCGAACTAAACGAAATATTATTATTTGAACCCGCTTAATACTCATGGCTAATAAAAAGATTACCGAACTTACGGAGCTTACAGCACCAGTCGGTGCAGACATTCTCGCAATCGTTGACGATGTAGCTGGAACCGCAACCACTAAGAAAGTATCCGTTACCAATTTGATGGGGCAAGCATCTGCCTCTAACCTATCAAGTTACGACTTCAACGGAAACGCTATCAGTAACTTTGACGCTTCGATAAACGATCAAACAGGAACCACCTATACATTAGTAGCGGGAGACAACGGTAAAGTAGTAGTGTTAGACAATGCTTCTGCTGTAACTGTCACAGTACCAAGTGGTTTGGGAGCTGGTTTTAATTGTAGCTTTGTACAAAAGGGAGCAGGTCAAGTATCGTTCAGTGCTTCAGGAACTACCATCAACAACAGGCAGTCCCACACTAGTATCAATGCTCAGTACGGAGTGGCTAGTCTAGTAGCTTACGCAGCTGACACCTTTGTTCTTGCTGGGGATACTGCATAATGTTCGTTCTTCCTACATTTAATCTTGGGGTAGTAGGTACAGTATTTGCTGCTACTGGAGGATTTAATATATCAACGAGAGATACAGAAGCTAACATCCAAGCATCCACACCAACTAATCCATCAGGGGAAGTAACAATAGCTTACGGAACAGACACTGAGGACTTGTATGTTTGGGACGGTTCAACTTGGTATGTTTACAAAAATATATAATTAAATGAGTACATTACTAACTTGCACATCTTCAACTAGACCTGGTTCGCCAGCTGCTGGTGATACATTGTTTGAAACAGATACTAATAAAGTTATCGTGTATAGCGGTACAGCTTGGAAAGAATATCAAGACAATGCTCAGTTGTACGACGATTCGGACATCACAGCTTTAAGTCCTCACATTTGGTTAGATGGTGCTGGTGGCTACTTCTACGACGATCACGTGAAGAGTAATTTAGTTTCACTAACAAACTCTAGGGTCGGTACTTGGGCTGACAGGTCAGGTAACGGTTTTGATTTCGTAAATTCCAGTGGTTCCGGGCGACCCAAAATAGTTAACGATTTAGGCCTTTACAATAATACATTCCTTAATTATGACAGTGATGTTCTAATTTTCACAGGAACAACATCTAGTGAAATAGCAGCCAGTCCATCTACTTTATTTTTTGTAGGACAGATATATCCTCAGACTAGTGATAGAATAATACTGAGTAGTGACCAGTCTTTAAGTTTATTGACTATTGTTAATGGTACTGATTTAAAAATTGCGGTTGATGATTTAGGTTCCCCAAATATTGGTTCAACTTCTTATGCTATTACAGATGCAGGTATTGGTTTAGGTCAGAATATGTTTATCTACGCATTGAGAGTTGGCACATCTTTAGTTGAATCTTTTGTTAACGGGTCCGCTTCATCAGACACAGAAACAAGTATACCATCAGGTACTATATTTAATGACGGTGTTAATTATGAGATGTTTGATAATACTATGAATGAGTCCCCCAATTTTTTAGGAGAGTTTATGGTGTTTGATAGTGCCTTATCTGACTCAAATATGAATACAGTTTTTAGTTATCTCAGTAAGAAATACGGGGTATCTGTATCAACTCTTTAATAGGTATGCACGAAACAGCCCAAGGGCTATATCATTCGTTGGAGAACCAACGGTGGTCATTCTTAGATAGAGGTCGTACATCTTCTGAGCTTACACTTCCTTATGTCTTACCGCCTGACGGCCACAACTACGCTACTAAGTACTACACACCGTACCAAGGTATCGGAGCTAGAGGTGTATTGAATCTAAGTAGTAAGTTATTACTTGCCCTGCTTCCACCCAACGCTCCCTTCTTTCGTCTTGTTATAGATCGTTATGAGTTAGATAAAGCAAAGGAAGATTTAGGACCCGAAGGAGCAGAGCAGCTACGCACTGATTTAGAGAAAGCATTGGCTGATGTAGAGCGTAGTGTATCACAGGAAGTAGAAGTACAGAACTTCAGGAACGGTATCTTCCAAGCATTAAAGAACTTACTTATCACTGGTAACAGTTTGTTGTACTTACCGGACGAAGGTGGTATGCGTGTGTTCAAGCTTGATCGTTATGTAGTCAAGAGAGACCCGATGGGGAATGTTACACACATAGCAGTGAAAGAAACAGTAGCTCCTATGATGCTTCCTGAATCTGTAAGAGAAGAAGTATATCGTCAGGAAAAGGAGAATAGTTGTGACCTCTACACCGCAATCGTCAGAGAAGGAGATAAGTACAAAGTCTACCAGGATGTCAAAGGTATGCTCATCGAAGAAAGTATGGGTGAGTATCCGATTGATAAGTCCCCGTGGCTCCCGTTACGCTACACCCAGATTGATGGAGAGGACTACGGCAGGGGATTTGTTGAGGAGTACCTCGGAGACTTAAAGAGTTTAGAAGCACTGACCAAAGCAATCGTAGAAGGAAGTGCAGCAGCAGCTAAAGTATTGTTCATGGTTAATCCTAACGGTACAACAAGAGCACGGACATTAGCTGAAGCTCCTAACGGTGCGATTGTACAAGGCAGTGAAGGAGATGTATCTGTATTGCAGTTGAATAAGTTTAATGACTTTAGAACTGCACAAGCCACAATGAACGGCATAACAGATCGTCTGAGCCAAGCATTTCTTTTGACATCGGGAGTTGTTAGAGATGCAGAGAGAGTGACCGCTGAAGAGATACGGATGTTAAGTCAAGAACTTGAAGCTGCTCTTGGTGGTCTCTACTCTCTGTTATCTCAGGAGCTACAACTTCCTATTGTCAGTCGATTGATGGACAAGATGTCTAGGAATAAGCGTCTGCCTAAGATACCTAAAGATATTGTTAAACCTACTATTGTTACTGGTGTTGAAGCACTTGGTCGTGGTAATGATCTTAACAGATTGGATATGTTCTTAGCAGGTGCTAATCAGATAGTAGGACCGCAAGCAGTTACTCAATACTTAAATGTATCTGACTACTTCAAGCGTCGTGCTACTGCTCTTGGTATTGAGACTGAAGGACTGATTAAGACAGAAGAAGAAATTCAACAAGCTATGCAACAGCAACAGATGATGGAGATGGCACAGAAACTCGGAGCACCCGCAGTCGCACCCGCTATCAACGCAGCACAGGAGCAGTACATGGCACAACAAGAACAACCGCAAGAGGAATAACAAACTATGGCTGAATTACACCGAGTAGAGATTAACGAGAAAGCACCGAATGAGATCGAACCCACCGAAGAGAA